CTCAATGAGAAGCATCAGACAACTCGGCATGCGACGGCCACCATAGGGGTTTTCCTCTATGGTACCATCGATAACGCCTACGCCGCCTGCGGAAGGTTTTAAACCTCCCGCCAACGACGTAAAGAATGCAACTGAATGGTACGCCCTGTAAAGGACGTGGTGGTGGTTAAATACCACCGTTTACCAAACAGTCCGCGCCGTTTCCGGTGCAGTCGTACAGAATTGTCGTAGTCGCCCCTAAAGAGGCGATGAAAGACATCAACTGTGCGAGCACAGCCTTTTCGGCTGAAGTAGAACTGAGGTTTCCCGTTGGGGAATCCAGCACTACATAGGCAGATGACTTGACATTAACTGTCGTGTCAACTTCGCCTGCTGACGTCCGATCAAACCTCACCACAGAGCGCCGACGCCGGTTCAAACCGGTTCCGGACTCCTGATGAGAGATGACAAGACGATTCGGCAAGGCAGGAGTCTCGCCAATCATGGCGAATTCTGTCTTACGGTCACCGATACTGAGCCGAGTAAACTCGACTTCGGTACCGGCGGCATTCTTGATCTCGTTTGTATTAAGTGTGTTAGTTAACATGCTTAATGGTCGAGAGCTTGTCGCCCTCGTTTTTCTGGTATATACCAGATAGACTTGTTAAAGGTCTAACCGGATTATCTCCGGTGGGACTTTGGATGTTTCCCTGTCGTAATGAGCAGGGCTACACCCAGACTAAGCTCTTTCGAGCTCAATCCGCTCCCAGTTAGAAACTGGGATTTAGTCGGTAACTCCAGGTCACGACGATAAATCGTTTCCTGAAGATCCGGCAGGTATACATATCCTTGAAAAGTAGGAGCAAGTTCCGAATTCGCAGCAATGCGCAGACGGACCGTGCGACCTAGCTTCCAGGACCACATATACCTCGATATGTTAACCGCAGGTTCCATGTTAAGCACTCGCCTATCATTGAGCCACCGACTCACGTCGACGACCCAGTCAATGACGAATGTCCATGGTATGGCGTTCCAGATAATCGCGGGATTTAAATTAACCCCGAGAGCGTCTAGTAAGCCAAGCCACTGAGCATTCTCAGTTTGGAATCGAGTAAACCAAAAGTTGTACTCGACCGTTGCATGGAATTCAGCGTACTGATCGGGAAGAAATTCCCGAACACACTTGAAGGAGCATGCGGGTGATGCATAAGCACCAGTCTGAGTAGCTGTGTTTCCAACATAGCCGTCAAACTGGCCGCCATGCAGCCCGTATATTGCTTCTCCAGATGTTTCAGCAGCCTGATTGGTCGGAACAAGCAGTTTAAAATGCTTGATCTGACGCTTGCCCTGCCGCACTAGGAGATCGTTTACACGACTCCGGGTGCGACGGAGTGCAGAGTTAATCCCTGCAATATCCGATAGTAACGGGAGGATGTTAAACTGCGTTTGCAGATAACTATCCGCGCCCGTTCCGAGCGCCTCAGACATAGTTGGGATCGAAGCAGGGAAACTGCCCCTAGCCAACTTAGCTCCACCACGTAGCTTAGTCCGACGTTTTATAACGTTGGGTAAGCGAGTGATGAAGTTCTTAAGTCTGAGGAGTGTATGAGGAAGCGATCGAAAGTCCTTCAGTTCTATAACTGAATTGACTAACGATAACTCAGACTTGATCGTTGGCATCATACCTCTTAGCGAGGCAGTGATGTACTGGTCAAGTGCAGGGGGTCTCGGCACGAAGCCGTCGCCCAACTCCTCAGCCTGTAAAAGGCTTGGGAGACCTGTAGTATGGTGCCCCAAAGGCCCGTACGTTGAGAACGCCAGCCCGCTATACGCAAGTTCATAAGGTGCAATACCACCGACATAATTGCCGATGTCTGTTGCACTCTTTAGAACAAACGGAAAGCCGACTGTATAAGGAGCGGAATCGCGGCCAACACCAAACTTTATAGAATGGTGCTGACAGTTCTTCCATTTATCCTTTACCCACACGGGATCCGACAAAAGCTTACTATATACCTTCCTCATAGGAGGTTGGTAGTAGTCTGCCTTAATCGCATCCGCAATTGGTGGACTCCAAGATGGTTTTGGGTCAATATTATATTGGCCCTCTACCGTCACCTTGTAGCCACTATGTTCGGTGGTCGTCTCAGTCGTTTTTAACATAACAATTGGATGTTAAGTAGTATTACTCAACGTGGAGAGCCCCG